TAAGTGCAATCTCATTCTTGGCCAATTGCTCAGTGTCTTTGTTGACCTCCTTGAGTGCCGCCATTCTCTCTTCGAACGAGAGTGTAGTATCTTCGAGTACTTTCTTCTGAGCTTCAATCGACTGGCGTAGTTTAGCGTTCTGAATAACTTGTTGCTTTTGCATAGCCTCAAGTGCGCGTTGAGATTCGAATAGTTCGTTGGTACCTGCAGCTGCTTCTCTTGCAGCATCACCAATACCTGCAATTGCTTCTTTAGCTCCGGAAAAATCACCGCGTAGAAGCGCCATGACAGCTTCAGTAACCTGTCTAATTACTGCACCTGCAGCATTCAGAGCGGTCTGGACAAGCTTGGCTGCGCCTTCAAAGTTCTTGAAGTAATCTATAAGGGCTGCAATACCTGCGAGTAGCAGAGGTATACCCAATGCGCTCAGACCAACTGCTAGGCCTTTTGAAGCTTTAGCTGAAAGACCTAAACCCTTTGAGAAATTGACGAAACCTTGAGCTACACCTTTGGCATCTGATTTAAGTTTGCCAAAGGTTTCTTTGATACCCTTGAATTGTTCACTTAGAAAGCCTGATTCTTTCTCAGCTTTCTTTGATTCTTTACCAAGATCTTTTACGGCATCAGTAGTATCTTCTATACCGTCTGCAGCTTGTTTTCCACTTTTGGCCAGGGCTTTGAGTTGCTCTTGAGTATACTCAACGCCATCAATTTTTACTTTTATTTCTACTTCCGCCATGGATTAAATCTCTTTTTATGTTTTAAGATATACTTAGTCTAATTTGTGCAATTATGGTATAAGTGTTTCGCTACCATTCTCAATCTCAAATTGATCCCATCTTTCTTCTTGATCTTCAAATATTGCGTTAGTTGCACCACCACTGCCAAGACCGATTGTATCTGGGAAGTCTGCAGGGTCAAATTGACGTCTACCAATTGGTCTTACGTAGTCAAGTAGTTTGATTAGCTCTACTTTTACCGTTGCGATTTCACCTAATGGCGCGTCGTAGACTTTCTGTATTCTCCAGTATGAATCTTTAATCCAGATAATATCGTCAAACGTGAGGCGTCTCATGTCTTCTGAGTCAAGATTAAAGTATGCTGTCATCTTACGAGCTCTTGGGCTGTAGACGTTATCGATATAAGTGCTCCAGAATCTTTGGTATACATCTTCACCGTTTTGGCCGATTCCAGGTGGAAAGCCTGGATAGCTAAAGTAAGGGAATTGCTTTTCCCAGTTTAGGTTTAGTGTTGTACTAATAGTTGGAATCTCACTTAGATAAGTAGCACGTGGGTATCTCTTGAAGACACCACTTGGAGAGAGTAGAGGTGCTTGACCGCTATTCTTTGTACTAGCTCCATCTGTGTAATACCAAGTGATTTGTTGATTTGCCCCGCCGCTTGTAGTTGTACTTGTTGGCTGTAATCTATTCCAGAATAAGAGTCTCTGTACAGGTACTATTGGATCATGACGCTGATGGCCATGATTAAGTACTATCTCATCACCACGCTCGTAGAACTTAGGTATAATAAAGTCTGTTTCAGTAGCGAATAAGCCCTCAATCTGACTAACTGGTGTTGGAGCAAATTCTGTAGTAATATCTTTTGAATTACTAAGTAGCTCGTTGCCACTTACGAAACGACGAGTACCGTAAACAGAACCAAAGGTATCTTGCTGGTACGTGTTAGTAACATCGATGTCTTCTTGATCTACAAATGTAATATCTGCAGATTGCTCGAAGAAGAGTGGCTCCATCTTGATGTCTTTGTTATGATCTAGCTTGAAAGTCCAGTCAAAGGTCTCACCAGATGCTATGTAGTCTTTCCAAGGTTGAATTCTAAATAGTGTTGGTTCCTCTACAGTTGGCACCATTACTAATCTAAACTTAGTCAAGATAGACTTAAACCAGTCGATAATCTTAACGTCATCTTTTAGTAGATCATTGACCGCAATCTGCTGAGGTGAAGAAATACATCTAAAATTACCGCTTGTAATAAAACCACCAAAACTATTTGAAGTAGGTAGTCCAAGATTTGTAATGTAGATTTGAACCTCATCGCCAGCGTTGAAGGTATTAGTAACTGTTAGTTTATTGAAACCAGTAAATGAGAAGAAAAAAGGCCCAGGACCACCCTGAGTTTCACCGGTACCCACTTGGCTACCGTTCTTGAAGAGCGCAATTGTGATCTCAACATCATAGAGTGGATTGATCTCATCGATGATACCCTCTAATTCACATTCAAAAGTATATGAGCCATTAACTGGCACTGTGTAAATACCAGTTGAAGAATTATAGGCATTAGCATTATTCTGCTCTATTGTCGGAAATATTATTGGATATGGATAAGGTACTGAATCAGGATCTGGAATAGCTTGTGCTAATGTACTTGCAAAAGAAAGACCGTCACCACTTGGTGTATAAGGCAGGCCTGTTCCAATACCATCAATATAAAGATCTTTGAACCAGTCCTCGTTAAAGACTGAGTCATTTGTATAATTATAGTCAGTACTTGCAAATATTTTATCAATCAGGTATTTTACCTGTACAATTGGAGTAAACTGAGTAATATAGAGTGGATTAGTACTTAGTGTAAATGCATTTGGGTGATTACTTGGAAAGCCCGAACCTGCACTATCATCTACTGCGATCTCACTAGCAACTAGAGCACTCGGTACTGGATCTTGAGTTACACGACCGTTAGAGTCTGGATCTCCGTAAAGATAACCACGATCTGCTAAGATGTATCTCACAGGTACTGGGCTACCAACTCGCTGTGTAGTTGTTACTCTGTTCCAGACTGAGCTACCTAAATCAGGTTCATTGTTAATATTACTAACTGTAGCAACCCAAGTGTCTCCAATTTTTGGATCACCATATACAGGTGCTGAATGCCAAACGTAATCTCCAACTACATATGAGGTTGTGCTATCCCAAGGCTGTAACCAGCTATTTTCGAGAAACAGTAGTGTAAGTACGTGAGCTGCATCAGTACAATCAAGCGAATTCATGTAACCGTCACCAACCTGTGATGAGAATGACTTGGTCTCTCCAAGAAAGACTACCTCAAAGTCAATGCGATCTGCTGTACCATTATCATATGCTGCTACAAGTCTGAGTTGACCAGTGGTATAGATGATACCGTCAACGTGAATCTCTGCAGTTACCTTCTGAGTAACATCGAAGTCAACAACGCCACTAGTGTACCAGTACTTGAAGAATCTACTGTTGGCATTAGTAGCCGGAATTCTAAACTGACGACTGAAGCTACTGTTGATCTTTGTAGGATCCGTAATCTCTTCAGCACTTAGTGTAATCTTGATTGGTTGCTCTTTGTAGAGATCCAACTCATATCTGGTGTTGCCTTCGTAGGCATATAATTGTACGCTCATATCTTAACCTCTTTGTACGCGTTTAGTGTTAGCGAACTGTATATTTAACGTATGTTGGAATAGTCCGTCTCTTGCATTGGTCTTCTGCTGGTAACTGTTACTTGTAATTACTGCAGGATGCCAAACACCTTCGTAGTAAACTTGAATATGTGGGCTTGTGAATAGTTCTTCTAACCACTTGCTCTCTGCATCATCCATCCAGTAACTGTTAAGTGTCATGTTAGTCTGGATCTCTGTTGAGAACGTTCTACGGCCGCGACCATGTTGGTCAATTGTAAAGTCCTGATCTGACCAAGAGCCTAAGATCTGGTCATAGTTGTTTCTTCTAATTGACTGGCTCCATGTGTTTCTTCTGTCAAATGTAAAGTAGTCTTTGACTCCGTATTGGTTAACGAAAGAGACTGTAACATCGTCAAACTTACTACAAGGATCATCTACGTGGAAAGTCTGAGTATACATTAGATCACCAAGATAAGGTTCGAGTGTAGCTGCTTGGTCGTTAGCTGGTGTGCCGTTAGCGCCCCAGTAACACATGTCAACTGAAAGTATTTGTACATCATAATGGTCTACTAGAGCATCACTACTTGCAAGGTTCCAGATTACAGCGTAGTTACCCCAAGTTTGACTAACTAGATTCCAGATAGCACTTGAGCTACTTGGCCAGTAACCAGCATCCTTTAAGTTCTGAGGACCAGCTCCAATGGTACCAATCCATTCGTCTGTTTCGTAAGCTGGAATAATAACACTGTTATATGCAGGTCTAGGACCTAATCCTGTACCGTTTGAGAGCACATAGATTACAGTTTGAATCAATGTATTATCTGACTGATAGAATTTAATGCGTACCGCCCAAGGTTGCTCATTGTTACCCCAGTCCGAGCCAATGTCATAGTTACCAATACGGTTAAAGAAACTCAATGTGTGATAAGTTGAGCTTCGAAGTGGAATACTCGACTTTGGGTAATTGTGCAAATAGTCTAAACGTCTTGTTAGGTATCGTGCATTAGTTTCAAACGGTGGTGGTATTGGGCCCTCAGAGGGACATGCAACTGCCGTTGGGAAAGGAATAAAACTAGTATTATTTAGCCAGTTAATCTCTCTCCAGTCAAGGTAACCGTTGAAGGCATAGTAGATATTACTGGTTCCGTTAAATGTAATTATATCGTCTGTAGTACTTCCCCAACGAACTCGGTAGGCTACTGTCTCTCCTGCAGTCTTTATAGCATCTTGAGTCTCTTCGACAAATGCAATGTCTAACTGTGACTGCAAGATCTTCGAGATGTCAAAGTGAGCAACACCTGCTGGATTAGCTGGCTGCTGAACCGTTGCAAGTGTGGTATAAGTACTTGTAAGTTCTTGATAAGCCTGTACTTGTAGAATGTAACCGTCTTCGGCACTTGATATACTGTCTAAGGTCCAAATGTTTGGAGCTACTACTAGATTATATCTGTCTGGGCTTTGTGATACTGTGATTGTTGCTGGCATCTTTTATATTTCTAAATTTTCATTTACGTATTCTGCGACTTGGTTAACGAACGCTTCTATGTCTAAGAATTGTTTTGCATTGAGGCCGCGTTGGTGAATTGAGACTCTTACACCAAATGGCAAGTCTCCACCGATCATTCTCTTGGTTGGGTCAAACGAATATGTGTCACCGGTTCTTGGTGGCAGTACTTCTGAAATAACTTCAGGTACTCCGAACTGAATTGTAGCGTTCTTGGTACCTGCTACACCAAAGTTCTGAAAGAATCCATAGTCATTCATCTGAACACCTAACGTTAGATCGTTAATATCAAACTCAGCTCTGATACTTGCTGCTAGGCTACCTGTGTTGACTGGCGCTGCAGCTCTGATTCTCTCTATTGCAATATTAGCAGCAGAAGTAATAGCAGCACCCAGATCTTGTGGTAAGTCTGTGCCAATATCTTGGATCTCTCTTGCTATTTGTTCTGGTGTAAGTGCCATTATGCTTCGAACGGTGTGATACAGTCATCTAATGGGTCTCTGATGATTACCTCGATTTGAGCAGTCATGCCGCTCACTGTATCATTGTATTTTTCTTTGAATGGTGTGATACTACTGTTCAGATTGAAATCATATTTCTCACCATAGTGGTAGTAGAGATGTGCTAAGACATCCTTGATATACTGATGGCATTCTGATTGCGCTTGGATAACTTCCATCGTATCATCAGTGCATTGCTCCATCATAATGATGTTGAACCTGTAAGTTGATGCGTTCTTGGCCAACGTGTGATTTGTTGGATTGATGAAAGCATAAGGATAGTCAACTGTGTAAACCTGACCAGGCAATCTGTCAGCAGCTTGTAGATTTACATGTGGAAGTCCTTTAAGAGGCTCAACCAAATCTGATAGGTTACCATAACCCACAGTCTGTATCATCTTGTGTTTATTTAGTAGATCTATTAGATCACCTAGTACGTCTTGATAAGTCATTCTTACGTTTTAATATTTCTAGTTTTTGTTTTTCAACTTTACTCTTTTTCCATGTTAAGAAGTTGAGAGCCTCTTTGTAAGGGCGCTCGACTACCTGATGGATATTCAAGAAGTTATCATCTGCAAGTACCATGATGGCCTCATACCACATGTAACCTATGTTGGCTCCGCTAGATTCAGAATCTTCTGCGGATCTATTGCCTTCAATCTCGAAGAACTCGTCGTGCTCTTTGTAGACTCTTGCTCTCCATTTGCTCAGTTCGATTAGAGCCGGACCAGCAAGTCTGATGTCCCAATTAGCACATTCTTCTGGGTCTGCTTCGTAGATAATACTTGCCAGTTGGACTACATTCTGAGTAATACCAGCTGCCATGTAAGTATCGATGTCAACCCACTGGCCAAACGTCAACTCATTGAAGTTGAGCAGCCTGTGACCCTCAATCTCTTCCTGAACCTCTCTGCCTTCGAGAGTCATACGTTCAATCGAGATACCTGCAATAAAACCAAAGACCTCTTCGTCAAGCCGTTTAACATCTGCAAGAGGACAGTCAAAGATCGTAGCCACAAATGGAACTACGTTCTTGTCTTCTTTTAGATCCCATGCAGTTGCTCTAGCAAAGAGCTCCAGTGAGATCCAATCGGGCATTCTATACTCTTGCGAGCCAACTGTAAATTTGACTTCCATCAGCTAAAGATATTCTTGGTGTATGTATTGAAATTTCTAGATGCGCCTTGCCATGTAACT